TTATGAAATAAAGTCCGACAAAAAAACTTGCTACAAATGATTAATGATATTTTAAAAATAAATACTAAATACAAAAAAAATAAAATTAATCATGCTACTATACAAGCTGAATTTTACTCAAGATGTAAAGAAAAAAAAATTATTTGTTATCTTGAATATAAAGAAAAAAACTCAAGATTTGATGCTTTAATATTTGATAAAAATTTAAATAAAATAGCTATTGTTGAATTTAAAAGCTACAAATCAAAAGAAAAAAGGGGAATAACTAATACAAAACAATTAAAAAAATATTCATTTTTTAATTTGCCAATTTTTTTAGTAGTCAGATTTGAAGAGATTGAAGCAACTATTAAAAATATTGAAAGATTATTAAATAAAAGTAAAATATAATAATTGTTATTGTAAGTTAATAGTTTATAGTAAAATATAAAAGAAAATTTGTAAAATTTGAAAAAAGGGGTTGACTTTAAGCGATTGCTCTCATAACTTTTAATAGTCGCGCGCGACTTCAATAAACAATAAATTTTATGTCAAATAATTACGATTTAATAGATATTTCTCGCAGAAATGAAATAATTGAAAATAAAAAGCAAGAAATTTTCGAAGATTATAAAAATAATTTACTTAGCTATTCGCAACTTGCTAAAAAATACGAATTAAAATTATATGATATTCTAAAAATAGTGAATAGCGACGAATTTAAGCAAGAAAATCAAAAAATATTAGAAGCAAGAGCAGTCAATTATGTTAATCAGATCGGCGAAGAAATCGAAAAAATAAGCGAAGATTCAAGCAATTCATTTGTTGCTAAGCAAAAATTGAAAGTTGAAAATTTGAGATGGCTCGCAAGAACTACATCGCCAAAAATTTTCAACGAGAATTATCAAATTGCGATGATTCGAAGCGAGCAAGAAAGCAATCAACAAGCAGTAGTTCCAGAACTTAAAATAATTCTAAATAACAATTAATAAATTATGCTAAAAATATTACTAATAACTAGTTTATCACTATTCTTAATAAATTCTAATGCTTTTGCAGAATGTCGTTGTGTTTGCATGAACTCGCAAGCTGTAAGAATGTGCGATAGTTCTACTGACTTCAAGATTGATTGCTATTCAAATAAAATGAGATGCAGATAATTTTACATGCGAAGCAGTCGCAAGCATTTACGAGTAAAGCGACTGAAATTCTTTACGGCGGTAGTGCTGGCGGGGGTAAGTCTCATTGCATGCGAGTAATTGCGATATTCTATGCTATTAGTGTTCCAAAAATTCAAATTTATTTGTTTAGAAGATTAAGCGAAGACTTGAAAAAAAATCATCTTGACGGCTCGAGCGGGTTTACTAGCTTGCTTTCAGAATATATTGAAAGTGGATTTTGTCGTGTAAATCTTAGCACTGCTCAAATCGTGTTCCAGAACGGGTCAAAAATTAATTTATGTCATTGTCAATATGATAAAGATGTTTTAAAATATCAGGGTGTTGAGATTAACTTGCTCTTGATTGATGAGCTTACTCACTTCAGCGAATATATTTATAAATTCTTAAGAAGTCGTGTAAGATTAGGAGGTTTAATAATTCCTAATAATCTTAAGCAATCTTTACCAAAAATTATTAGTTCAAGCAATCCGGGCGGAGTTGGTCATGAGTTTGTCAAGTCTTACTTTATAGATAATAAAGAGCCAATGAAACTGTATCAAATGGAGAAAGAGGAGGGCGGGATGCTTCGCCAATTCATACCAGCCAAGCTTTCTGACAATCCAACAATGACTGAAAATGATCCTCTTTATGCTGAAAAACTTCTAGGGCTTGGTGGAGCATTAGCAAAGGCAATGCTTGAGGGCGATTGGGATGCAATCGAGGGGGCTTATTTCGATACTTTCGATAATTCAAAACATGTCGTTGATTATGTCAATGTGCCTCATTCTTGGTATAAAATAAGGGCTTTTGACTGGGGTTATTCTAAGCCGTTCTGTGTGCTTTGGGGTGCTGTTAGTGATGGCTCACTTGTTGATTGCGGAGGAATTAAACGAAGCTTTCCGCGGGGTGCAATTATTATTTATCGTGAGTTCTACGGATGTACAGGCAAAGCAAACGAAGGCTTAAAAATGGGAACCGCTGAAATTGCTAAAACTATAAAAGAGCTACAGCTCGGCGAAAAGATGGACGAGATGAGAGCCGACCCCGCGATATTCGATGTCTCAAGCGGTCAATCAATCGCAAATCAGTTTGAAGCTCAAAACATCGGTTGGCTACCAGCTGACAATAAGCGAGTAGCGGGGTGGCAACAAATAAGAGCAAGATTGACGGGCAATGAGGACGGACAGCCACTTTTATACATAACTAAAAATTGTAAAAATTTACTTAGAACCCTTCCGCTTATGCAATATGATAATTCAAAGCCTGAGGATTTAAATACAGAAATGGAAGATCATGCGGTTGACACTCTCCGTTATTTATGCATGACTAAGCCAATTGTTCCTGCCGAGATTAAAAAACCAATGACTTTAGAAGAATCAATCAAAAAAGAGCTTGAAATTAAAAAATTAATAGATAACATAAAAAAAGAAAATGAATTATTAAACAAAAAAAGAAAATGACAATTCAACAAGTCGAGCTACAAGAGGATTTAACATCATACGAAGGCGACAAAGCTTTGGTCGACATTTGGCGAAGAGAAATTGATAATGCAAAAAAATATCACGAAAAATCAAAAGAAACTGCAATAGAATTTCAGCAAATTTACGAAAAACAAGAAAGCGAAAAAAATTATAGTTCAAGTGCTTACCCAATCTTTTGGAGCAATACACAAGTATTAAAATCGCTTCTTTTTAGCAAATTACCTAAAATTAACATCGCCCAAGCAAATTATAACAACGATGAGATTGCAAGAATATCTAGCGAATTAATTGAGAGATTGTTAAATTATTTATTAAAAGAATCAGATGCAGAAAATCAATTTGAAAAAATAAGAGATTTTTATTTGGTGGAAGGTATTGGAATACCAAGAATCGTATTTATTCCACCCGAGCCAATCGAAACTAAAATTAAAAAGAAAAAAGAAAAGCCGGAAATTGAAGATGATTATAATGAGTCCGAAGATATGGCGGAAGAGGAAAATCCTGACATGGAAGAAGAGTCAATTTACGATGTAGATGAGTCAAAAAAATCATTTAAAATTGAATTTGTTGATTATCAGGATTTTTTAAAATCAACAGAAAAAGAATGGTCAAAAGTTCGTTGGATTGCTTTTAGAAAATATTATTCAAGAAGAGAGTTAATTGAATATTTTGGAAATAAGGGTAAAAAAGTTCCTTTAAATAATAAGAAATATGAATATTTAGATGAAGAAGAGACCGACCTATATAAACTTTGTGAAGTGTGGGAAATATGGGATAGAGAAAATAGGATGTGTTATTTTATGACATTTGCTGGTGATGGATATTTATTAGACAAAGAAAAAGATGGCTACAACCTAAAAAATTTCTTTCCAATACCCATGCCGATGGGCTTAAATGACTCAAAAAGATTATTACCACAACCACTTTATAAACAATATAAGACCCATGCTGAAAATTTAAGCGAAATTGACGAAAGAATAGCTAGCTTAATTAAACAAGTTAAGTTTACTGGTGTTTATAACTCACTAGCCGAACAAAGTGATGTTGAAGGAATAATGAATGGTGAAGATGGCGAATTTAAACCACTTAAAACCACCTCTAATATTGACGATGCAAGAAAATTGATTGTATTTAAACCTATTGCCGAAATTGTAAATGCAATTACAACTTTAAGGCAGGAAAAAATATCTCTAAAAGCAGATATTCAAGAAATTACAGGATTAAGCGATATTGTTAGAGGGTATTCTGTAGCTTCCGAAACAGCAACGGCACAACAATTAAAGGGTAATTTTGCAATTTCTCGTATTCAACCACTACAAAAAGAAGTTGAATTTACCATCAGAGATACCATAAGATTATTGGCAGAATTGGCGGTTGAAAAAATGTCAATGCTAGAGTTAATGGAAATAACTGGATTAAAAATTCATGATGTTGAGGCAATAGCAGAAGCCACTCAAAAAAAATTACAAATAACGGTTGAAGAAGCCAAGGCACAACTTAAACCTGAAGACCCACAATATCAAGAAAAACTCATGATGCTTTCACAACAAGCACAAGCTGGTTATAAAAAAACAATGGATAAAATTAAAGAAGATTTAAAAGGATTTGCCATTGAATACAAAAACCTTAACAAGCTTGATAAGATGTTAAAATCTGATAAGTTAAGATGTGTTAATATTGATATAGAAACAGACTCAACTATTAAAATTGACCAAAACCAAGAAAAACAAGACAGAATTGCTTATATAACTACAATATCAAATATGGTTCAAGCAATGGCTCCAGTAGTTCAGAGCGGGGTAGTCTCAAAAGATGCTTTAAATGAGTTTATTATTTTTGCCTCAAAACCATTTAAAGTGGGTCGAAACTTAGAAAACTTTTTAAGAACAGATGAAGAGTCTCAGCCAACTGCTGGTGAAATGGTTGCTCAAAAGGAAATGCAATTAAAACAACAGGAATTTCAGTTAAAACAACAAGAAATCATGGGCAAACTTCAAATTGATCAACAAAAAGTTGATATTGAAAAAGCTAAATTATTAAATCAACAAAACGAATTTGAAACAAAACTAGAATTTGAGGATGTTAATAGACAAGCTGATAGAGAATCTAAAAGACTTGATTTAAAAGTAAAAGCTGGAACGGAAATTGTTAATGAGCAAATCCGAAATGCTAATCAACCAACACAAATTTAATATGTTAAAAAAAGGGTCATCAAAGAAAGTAATTTCTGCTAATATTAAAAAAGAAATAAAAGCGGGAAAACCACAAAAACAAGCTATTGCAATTGCATTATCTAAAGCGGGTAAATCTAAAAAGAAATAATTATGCCAAAAAAATCTGTTAGTTTAAGTTTAGGAAGAGGCGAAAAATCTCCAACTGGAGGTTTAACCGCCAAAGGTAGAGCAAAATATAACAATGCTACTGGCAGTAATTTAAAACCGCCAGTGAGTGCAAAACAAGCTCAAAAAAGCCCTAGTGATGCAAATCGAAGAAAATCATTTTGTGCTAGAATGTCAGGAGTTAAAGGTCCTATGGTAAAAAATGGTAAACCGACCAGAAAAGCATTGGCTTTAAAAAAATGGGATTGTTAAATGACAACAAAAAGATTGACTTATATTGAGAAAAAAGGCAAAAAAATAGCTAAATGGGTTGAAATAAGCCCAGTTGCAAAAAGAAAGTTGCCAACTGCTCAAAAAGAAGATTTGACTATTGATGGTTATATTAATAAATATGGTTCAATTTATAACCATGCCGACGGCAAAAATTATACTTCTAAACGAAGTTATTTAGATGCCTTAAAACAAACAGGACACCACATAAAAGATTATTAACAAAACTTATTGACAATTATTATTAACCAACTATTTTATTATGGATATAGAAAACTACAAAAACGAAATGCTAGAGTTAATCAAGCAAAATTCTGATAATCAAGAGCCAGAAGCTGTTGAAAATCAAAACGAAATTGTAGAAGAATCTTCTAATGATGAAAATCAAATAGAAGAAACACCACGAGAAGAAGAAACCGAAAATAAAGAGAGTGAAGAACAAAAACCAGAGGTGAATCTTGAAAAACAATTATCAGGATTGCCAAAGGAATTAATCGAAGCTGTCAAAACATTTAAAGACCCTGAAGATAGGGAAAAAGCAATAAAAATTGCCAAGGAACAGCGTGCTAGAGAAGACAGGCTACATCTCCAATTAGGCAACACAAAAAAAGAGCTAGAAAATGTAAGCGGTTTGTTAAAAAATATAGAAACAAACCCCGCTGAAACTTTTAAAGCTTTAGCCAATAGAGTTGGTTTTGATTTAAATCAACTAGCCTTACAAAATCCTGTTCAAGATGAGTTATATCTTACTCCTGAAGAGATAGTTAAAAAGGAAACGGCAAAAATAGAACAAAAATCTTATAGATTATTACAGGAAGAAGTTAATAAAAGAGAATCAAAAGAATTATTGGCGGAATTTTTGGAAGATCCTTCTCACAACGAGGATTTCATTGCTGAAAATCAAAATGAATTTGTCAATTTTTATAACAAAGAATTGACAAAAAATGGACAGCAAGAATATTATCCAAAGAAAACTCGCTTAGAAGCTATGAAAAAAGCTTATATTTTATTAGAAAGATTACAACCTGATTATGAAGAAAAAATTAGGAACAAAATTCTAAATGAAGTTAACAGCGAAAGGAAAAACAAATTTGATGAAGCTAAAAGGCAACAAAAAATTGTTAAACCCGTTTCTAATGCTAAGCCAATGACTTATGAGGAAGAACAAAAAGCTTTAATCCGAAAATATTTATAAGAATCATTATAAATTCTTAAATATTTAATTATATGGCTGGAAATCCAAATTATACTAACCTTATTTCATCAACTTTAGATAAGTTTATGAAAGATAAAATTACCTCTTCTGTAATTGGTAATAATGCACTACTTAAAGCTTTACAAAACAAAGG